GTTGGGGTCTGACAGGCACAGTACCAAAAGAAAAGTTTGAAAGCCAAAGCTTGTTGGTTAGTCTAGGTCCTGTGATTTCAAAACTCAGTGCTAGCGAACTACAGGATCGTGGCGTATTGGCACAGTGTCATGTGAACATTGTGCAGCTGATTGATCACGTGGAATATGCAGAGTATCAAAGTGAATTGAAATATCTGCTGGAGGAAAAGGGCCGTCTTGACGCAATGGCAGGCCTAATACTTCAGATCAACGAAACTGGAAATACCTTGGTCCTAGTAGATCGAGTAGCAGCAGGCACCGAACTGGTGTCGAGACTAGGGGACAAAGCTGTGTTTGTATCAGGCGCCACCAAAGGCACAAAACGACAAGAGGAATATGATCAAGTGGCCAGTTCGACTGACAAAATCATTGTTGCCACATACGGAGTAGCAGCAGTTGGTATCAATATTCCGCGAATTTTTAACCTGGTACTTATTGAGCCAGGCAAGAGCTTTGTGCGTGTTATACAAAGTATCGGCCGCGGTATTAGAAAGGCAGAAGACAAAGACCATGTCAACATCTACGATTTAACATCAACCTGCAAGTTTGCCAAGAGGCACCTGACCAAAAGAGTACAATACTATAAGGAGGCCGGGTATCCCTATGAAAAAGAAAAGTTAGATTGGATGAAACTGGCATAAAAGATGCCTGACCAGTTTGCAAATGATTAAAAATATGCTATACTGTTATTAACTATACTGGAGATTATTCTGCGAATCCTCACACTCGACAACACTTATTACAATCTTGATCATTTGCCCGAAGAGGTAGATGACATGAGATTTGCTATCCTTGACAACTCAGATCCCAAGGATCCAGACTACCATTTTATTCCACTGATCTTCTTGGAAAGTTTTAATGCGCCGGCACTAGTCCTACGCATTGGCAACGCTACTATCAAAATGCCCATGGACTGGCAAATCTTGATCGGCGAACCTGATGTAGGCGATCTAGAAGTGCTACCATTGACCAGTATCAACGATCGTGGATTCAAAGTTTTTCAGTTTAATCCCTTGAGCAGCTATCGCCCTAGCTTTCCAGACATTGAAATCCTAGATGTGTATCACGAAGTAAACTGGTATGCTCCCAAACTAAAGAACGGACAAATGTTAGCAGTGCCCTTGAACGATGATGCAGAACCTGACTGTGTGTACTTTGTAAAAGATGTCAGTCGCAACTGTGAAATAGTCAACTACAATCTTGCTTGGTAACATGGGACAACTCACTCCAGGCACCACTTACATTTACGAACGTGTGGACGACACTGTGTTCAGACGCGAGTTAGGTGCCACAAAGCGAGAAGTAGTGGGGTACGATCATCGTACGTCAGATGGCAGACCGTTGCATGAACACATGCGGGAAGATCAGATGTGGGGCGAAATTAGACGTGCTGCAAAGAAAAATCCTGCATTGCAAGATGCCCTGGATTGTGTTATAATGATTTATCAACTGAGCAAAAACAATGAGCGATAAACTAAACATCGGCAACGAGATGCGTCAACTAGATCTCAAGAACCGGGGCTTTTACGACAGCCTAGACCGTGACGAACTCAAAAAGTTCAGTACATTTTTGATGTTGCGTTGGTCTAGTGCAGTAGAAGGATCCAGAGAGATTCAAGAGTACTATGTACAAAGCTGCAATCATTATCTAAACAAGCGATTCTTTGATATCAGCAAACATCCCAAACTACAATGGTTGTGTGCCACAGCAGTAAGCCCCGGAATGGGAGCGCCTCGACACAACTGGATTGCACCCAAAAAGAAAGAAGCTGGTGCCAGCGCCAAGCGCAAAGCCTTGATGGAAATCTACCCACACTACAAAGATGACGAAATTGATGTAATGATGAAAATTGTAACACAAAAAGAAATTGACGCTTACAATAAATCAGCAGGCAAGGAAAAGAAATGATTCAGCAACTGGTGGTCAACGGTTGTAGTTATATGGAAACATATGCTATTGGTAACGGACATCTTGATCTGGCCCGGCAGCTGAACATTCCTGTGGCTTCTAGCTTGGCCATTGGCGGCAGCGCCAACAGTCGTATTATTCGTAGCACACTCAAACACAGTTATCAAACTCAGGTTCCTACTTTTTACTTGTTGGGCATGACTTTTCTCAGCAGATTAGAAATGCCTATTTTGAAAAAAAGCCCAGCTCTTGAGTTTGAAGGTGTTTGGACCAATCCACAAAATCAACAGTTTGTTTCGCAATGGGAACCTCATTGGACTGAGAAAGACACCCAACAATGGGTTGACCTAAAACTCAAAAGTGAAGTGTTTAGCATTCTTGACCGAACTGAAGACTTGATGTACCGTATGCTGAGTCTGCAAGCCAGTCTTGAAAGCAGAGGACATAAGGTACTGATGTTTCAGCAGGCAGACAACATTTACCAAGAGTATCTTAAAAATCCACGATTGGCTTTGTTCAAAAACAACAACTCAATCAAAGATGGGTATGCCTGGAGATCAATCTCTTGGCAGCATCAGCACCATGTTGAAAAAACAATTTATCCTGAAGGCAATCAGCATGTTCCCCCGGATATGGTTCATCCATTACCAGGGCAGCACTCAATTATCAATGCACACTTGACACAGTATATCAACGACTCTAAATTACTAGCATGACATTCAAGTGTGAATATTGTCAAAAAGACTTTGTTAAAGAAACCAGTCTTGAGTCCCACTTGTGTGAGACCAAACGCCGCGCACTGCAAAAGGATGAACCCGGTGTGCGACTAGGATTCCAAGCCTATGTCAAGTTCTACAGCAGCGTGTCAGGCTCAGCCAAAACCAAGACTTACTCTGAGTTTGCCAAAAGCGCATACTACAAAGCATTTGTAAAGTTTGGTAGATACTGTGTAGACACTCGCGCTGTCAATCCTTCGCAGTTTATGACCTGGTTATTGAAAGCACAAAAAAAGATTGATTTTTGGTGCAGTGATCATGTGTATACCGAATATTTGATGCAGCATTTGAAAACAGAATCAGTTACTGATGCGCTGACTCGTGCCATTGAATACAGCATAGACTGGGAAGAAAAAACCGAGCGCCCGGCACGAGATTGTTTGAGATACGGTAATGCCAATGCTACCTGTTATGCAGTTACTTCGGGTAGAATAAGCCCCTGGGTAATTTACAACTCTGAATCAGGACAGAAGTTCCTGGCTTCATTGAGCCCAGATCAAGTGAGCATGATCTGGGGCTATATTGACAGTGATGTATGGCAAAAGAAGTTTAAAGAGCATGCTGAAGATCAAGCATATGCACAAGAAATACTAACAAGAGCAGGATGGTAACATGATTAGAAGTATTACAAGCGGGCCGGGTATAACCATTTCGGGCAGTATCTACAATGCTCCTTATATTGATACCACAAGATCCAGTGCTGGTCTGGTCCGTTATGTCAGCGGTAATCTTGAAGTGTATGACGGCAGCAGTTGGTTGCCACTACAGTCTAGTTATCCCACAGTTGAACTGGACGGTGTAACACAAGAGGCAATACAATGGGTGCGCCGCAAGATGGAACAAGAAAAACGCATGGAAGAATTAGCAAAAACCCACCCTGCTGTAGCAGATGCATTGGAGGCCAGGGATCATGCAGAGGATGCTGTAAAGATTGCCGTGGCATTGTGTGACGTCAAATGATCTCAATAGATTTTCAGGGCGGCGCACATGGCAACTTTCTTGAAGTAGTTTGTAACAAGCTGGCTGGGGTAAACTGTACAGACTTACCGTTTAATCAATTTGGTGCCGCGCACCAAAAAAATTACACTTTGGACAAGCAATTTGCAGCCGATCATTATTCTTTTGGACCGAACAAGATAACAACTCTGAAAGTTATTAGCATACAAATAACCGAAGATGATTTACTGCCGTTGAGTCAGGTAAGTTTGCTACGTGCAGGAGACTTTGGATTAGACAATGATCAAATCGAAACAAACACCTATAACAAACTCAACAATGTTCATTATCGTTGGGTACTTGATATTCTGATAAATTCATTTTTTACTGAACAAATTGCCACTAGTTACAATGCAGTCAAAGATCCATCTTGGCCGTCCGTTCGTACAATGGCAGAATTTTTGCAGTTACCGAAACATATACAAGATGAATGTGAACAAGTACACAATCTCCGTTTATTTGAATGTAATGAAACTTTTCCAGATTGCCCCCGGCACATACTGAGAGAGTTCTTTGAAATTGGCTTTACTGATCCTGCTAGCAACGGGTTTTTGCAGCGGCAAAACAACATGCAATACACCAATCTAGATGTATATGTCTTTCCGTTTGCTAGTTTCTACAATACTGATTGGTTTGTTAAACATATTAAATCTATTGCAGCATGGGCAGACATAGTGTATAATGACTATGATAGCATTGCTCAATTACACATTGAGTTCTTAAAAAGGCAACTTTATGCAAATTCTAAAAACAATTGCGACACACTTATAGAACAAATGTTGCATAACAGCAGTTTTCTTCCCAAGTTAACATTAATGGAAGAAGCTTACGTAAACGCCAAATTAGCAGGTTTAGGACATGAGCGCAGATATTGATATTGATGTACCCAACAGAGATGCAGTATTGGCCTTGATCCCGCATGTGCTTGCGCGGCAAAGCAATGGTCGTAAACATAATTCGGGGATCTATATCACTGATATCCCGATTGACCCTGTGATCAATTGTGCTGCCCTGGACTATGAATCTGCAGAACAGCGCGGATACTTCAAGATTGATCTGTTGAACATGAGCGTGTACAGCTTGGTTCGCACCCCTGAACAGTATGAACAATTGTTGGCTGCAACGCCGCCTTGGAGTCGCTTGTGGACAGATCGAGCCTGGTCCAGTCAATTGGTACACGTGGGAAACTATGTGGATCTGCTTAAAGAGATGAAACCAGATTCAATTCCTAGGATGGCTGCATTTATTTCAATTATTCGCCCTGGTAAAGCACATTTGCAAGGCCGCCCTTGGGCAGAAGTATTTGCTAGTGTATGGGACGGTGACGACAGCCGAGGCTATACGTTCAAGCATAGTCATTCTATCTCTTATGCGGCCTTGGTAGCGTTACATATGAATATTCTTAATCAATCCGTCGCACAAGTGTAATACTCTTGCGTTTGGATTTTTTACGAGCAATGTCAGCAAGACTGCACACAGGGCCGTGTAGTATTTCAAGATCTTTGTTGACAAAAGTTCGTAATGTGTGGCGAAATGGTTGCCAATCCTTGCGCAAGAATATGTTGATTGGAATGCTGCGATTGCTTTCCCACCACCAAGTGCTGGCTAGTTCTAAAAACAACAGTTTGTCGGCTTGTTCAAGCACTGTACCAAAGTCGTAGATAGTTGTCACAGTGTCGTCCCTGTTTTGTACAACTCCTACATACTCTTGATTTGCATACACACACAAGGTAATAAAAGGGTACTTTTCTGTTAGTTTTTGAAATATATTGTTGCCCATCGGTGTATTTATAACCGGCTAAATAGATCTATGTATTCCACCACCGTTTATCTTTATCAACAAATTACCCGAGTATTATTGGTCGACACCGACGGTGGATATTTCACGTCGAGGTACAATCCAGTGTATGCAAAATCTTTAACCATCAACAAGGGCGTGGACAACGTTCTACTGTTTGAATTTATCAATCAAGACCAAAAGCCTGTAAACATCACGGGCAGCACATTTGTGTTTCGTGCAATCACACAAAACGGCACAGAGCTATTGATTGAAAAGCCATGCCAGCTGTTGAGCGCTGCACTGGGAAGAGTCAAGGTAGTGCTTGATATTGCCGACACTATTAACATACAAGCACAACCTGCTAGCTACAGTATAGAACGCACGTCTGGCAACTATGTGCAAGCGATGTATGTAAACGCTGATTCGCAAGCCCGTGCTGATTGCAACATTGTAGATTCCGTCTTGCCTGAATTTCAGCCCAGTGCCGTGTGTACAGTGCCTGACATGTACGGCAAGAATCAGTTTGTTGGCACAGCACCTACGTCATATCCGGACTGGGCACTGAATCCACAACCGATCAACAGTATTCACCAAACTGAATTCTATAGTAGTTATATGCCCACTACTGGTGCAGCAACCACGATAAAGTTTGATCTAACCCACTATACTGGCACAGTCAAAGTGCAAGCAGCACAGAACTATGAATCTGTTTGGTACGATGTTAGCGAAACTCGCGAGTACCTGGACCAAACTGTCACAGACCATTTTAATGTTGTGGGATATCATCCCTTGTTGAGATTGGCGTTTAACAATTCGGTTGGGTACGGGGCCAGTGGCACGGTCACGGTAGTTGATGGGCAAGTGACACAGGTCACTTTGAACAACCCAGGAGTAAACTATGTGGCAGCGCCGTATGTTCAGATTCTAGGCAACGGTTCGGGAGCTACAGCTCGAGCCGTATTGGGTACTGGGGGCACACTAAGTGGGGTCGACGTGATCACAAGCGGCACTGGCTACCTACCGATACAATTTCAGGGCAGCGTTTCGGCCACAGCATTTTTTAGCAACGGTAAAGTGGAAAACGTTCAATATCGTTGATATTGTGTAAAAAGCCTGCTATACTAAGCAGATGCTTGATGTTCTTCAGTACTTGCCCGCAAAACGAAAATCCAGTCCCAGTGGTTGGTTGAGTTTCAATGCGGTATGTTGTCAGCACAATGGCAACAATGCAGACAAACGTGGTCGCGGCGGACTCAAAGTGTCCGACCAAGGTTGGAGCTATTCATGCTTCAACTGCCGATACACTGCTAGCTTTACATTGGGCCGGCCTGTCAGTTTCAAAGCACGACGGCTTCTAGGCTGGCTAGGAGCGCCCGACTCTGAAATAGACATGCTGAATCTGGAAAGTCTGCGCCACCGCAGTATCCATGGTATCGTAGAAGATCGACAGCGTGTGGCCAATCTTTTGCAAAACATTGAGTTTGGGGAACTGGATGACTTTCCTCCCTTTACTGAACTGATTACTCCAGAATTTCCGCGGTACTGGGACTATTGCCGCGACCGATGTGTACCTGAAGATTTTCCCATGATGACCGCGATCAAGAACGACGGAATCCATTGGGTTAGACCTTTTGTATTGATTCCTTTTACATGGGAAAACAAAGTGGTAGGGTGGACAGCTCGATTCCTGGACAACAAGATACCCAAGTACATCAATCACACTCAGCCCGGATATGTGTTTGGCACAGATTTACAACGTCCGGACTGGCAACATGTGCTGGTTATGGAAGGCATATTTGATGCACTCAGCATTGGTGGCCTAGCAGTAATGCACAACGACATCAATGATGCGCAAGCCAGACTGATTCGCAATCTAGGAAAAGAAGTCACTGTGGTCCCTGATCAAGATCAAGCAGGTATTGCGCTGATTGACCGAGCGCTAGAACTGGGCTGGGCAGTAAGCATACCAAATTGGCATCATGATGTCAAGGATGTAAACGATGCAGTAAAGAAATACGGACGTCTTGGTGCTGTACTAACTATTATGCAGGCCAGGGAAACCAGTCGAATCAAAATTGAACTAAGAAAGAAAGCCCTTGTTAAAAGACTACTCAAGTGATGTACAAAGATTGTTTCTGGAAATGATGTTGGAAGACGCTCAAAGTTATGTGCGTGTGAGCAACATTTACAATCCAGAAAACTTTGATAAAAGCCTTAGGCCCGCAGCCGAGTTTATCAAAGAGCACAGTGACAAGTTCAAGACCATGCCTGATCGATTGCAGATTGCTGCAACCACTGGACTGAAACTGCAACCGGTCCCTGAACTAAGCGAAGGCCATTATGACTGGTTCATGACTGAGTTTGAAAGCTTTACCAAACGTCAAGAACTAGAACGTGCTATTCTAAAAGCAGCTGACCTGTTGGAAAAAGGTGAATACGATCCTGTGGAAAAACTAATCAAGGATGCTGTACAAATCAGTTTGACCAAGGACATGGGCACTGACTATTTTGCTGATCCCAAAGGACGTATTGATCGTTATTTTAATGCTGGCGGCCAGGTGTCCACCGGATGGCCACAGCTGGATAGATTGTTGTATGGTGGGTTCAGTCGCGGAGAGCTCAATATTTTTGCAGGTGGCTCGGGATCGGGCAAGAGCTTGGTTATGATGAACATTGCTTTGAACTGGTTGCAACAAGGGCTAAGTGGAGTTTACATCAGTCTTGAACTTTCAGAAGAGCTGACCAGTTTGCGAACTGACGCTATGCTGACCAGTATGAGCACAAGAGACATTCGCAAGGACATTGAAACAACTGAACTCAAAGTCAAGATGGTAGGCAAGAAGTCCGGTCAATATCGTGTAAAAGGCTTGCCTGCACAAAGCAACGTAAATGATATTCGTGCATACCTAAAAGAAGTGCAGTTGCAAACAGGTATCAAAGTAGACTTTGTGATGGTGGACTATTTGGACTTGGTAATGCCAGTTAGTATCAAGGTCAATCCCAACGATCAGTTTATCAAAGACAAGTACGTGAGCGAAGAACTTCGCAACTTGAGCAAAGAACTAGGCATCTTGATGGTTACTGCCAGTCAGTTGAACCGAAGTGCTGTGGAAGAAATTGAATTCGATCACAGCCATATTGCTGGCGGTATTTCAAAGATCAACACAGCCGATAACGTGTTTGGTATCTTTACAAGTCGTGCCATGAAAGAGCGCGGCAAGTATCAGATCCAGTGTATGAAATCTCGAAGCTCGACCGGCGTTGGTCAAAAAATTGATTTGGAGTACAACATTGAAACTATGCGTATTACTGACGAAGGCGGGGACGAAAACGGATACAACAAGCCGCAAAGTTCAATCATGGAATCAATCAAGGCCAAGAGCCAGGTCAAGGCTGCTGATGCCCACAATGACGACTCTGCACCATGGGAGCCCGCTGCAAGTACAAAAGGTCGGTACTCAGCTGATGTAGGCAAAGTCACAGCAGATGTTCAGAGTTCCAAACTAAAACAAATGCTGGGCAAGATCAAAGCTGGTTAAGCAACGCTACCGCGGATCACAGCATAACGTAACACAACGGCTTCGCCTAATGAACCGGCAGTGATGTTGCGTATTGAAATCAACGCTGATCCAGTATTACATCTAGCATCCACATTGTAAGTGCCCGGTGTTGTAACACCTCCAACAATGTTGATCAGCAGCAAATCATGTGGGCTAATTACGCTATTGGTCAAAGTAAAACTCACAGTAGTTGCAGCGGCCAAGTTAGTGTTCTGCATGGTGATCTCACCCGATGCCTTGTCCAGTGTAACACCGGTAGACTTGTTACCAGTTTGACTTACTGTTCCGCCAGCGCCGTTGGCATAACCCACTGCCCCATTGCTTGTGACTAAAATATTTCCCGAAGAGGCGATAGATACTGTACCGACGATGTTGCTTGCGCTAACATTGCCAGTCGCGCTTATCAATCCATTAACTGCAACGTTACCGCCGGTGATGTTGCCAGTAACTAACAATGCTGCCGGTAACGTTGTTATTGTTGCAGTGATGTTAGCGCTCAGCGTTTTTGTTGACGTGCCATCCGGTGCTGTGTAAATCATAACTTTGCTGCCATACGCAGTATCGGTGTAGTTTTCTGTGGCAACAAACTCTATTCCTGTAGGTGCTGGGGTGGTTGGAAACTGCGAAGCTCCCCATCCCACTCCAGTTAACCTCAGCATGCTATCTCCGCTTTGTAATGCAGTCGGCGCTGCGGCTATACCTCTGCCGGCCCGCCCTGTAAACTGGGCATATACTCCGTTACCGCCATTAACACCAAACGCATCACTGGTAAACCTTGATGGCTGTCCGGGGTTACTGGTAATATGCAACATTCCCCCGGCGAATTGCACAGGTTGGTGGGTTCCGTCTCCGGTGCCAACAATGTTTAGCGCACCTTCAGCATTGGCCGGGATGTTTCCAGTATTAATGTGTACATATCCAGTAGTAGCGGCCACGCTGAACACCTGGGCGTTGCTGGTGTTGTAGGTTGTAAAGTCTCCGGCAACATTCAAATTGGCACCTAGCCCAACCCCGCCAGCAACTACCAACGCGCCTGTTGAGGTGCTAGTGCTAGGGGTAGTGTTGGTAATGTCAATCACATTAGAGTATGTGTTCGACGGACGAATAGTGTTGTTGATACTGATTGTATTGCCGCCGTCGGCAGTCTCAAATTCGTAAACGTAAGTACCAACGCTAGCAAAAGTAATAGTATTAGACACACCTGGCGTGCCTGGGCTAAGTCCGTCAATTGTGGCAATGCCAACTTTGACAGCAATTGGCAAAGTCAATGTGTATCCAACGTTGGCTACAACAATAGCAAAACTCAATTTGCCAACACTGCCAGCTGCTGGCCAATTTGCAAATGCCAAGGAAAGATTGCCAGTTACGTTTGGCACAGCTTGGTACATTCCTGCTGAATAATCCAATGTAACAGTGCCGGCAGTTACTACTTGCACAACTTCTTTGTAGCTGACATCAGACAGTTTGACGGCATACAACAAGTTGTCATTCATGTTGTTGTCCAGAGTCTGGCCATTCAATGCTGACTTCAAGACCACTTTGTTTTGCAGATCATCTATTTCACTTTCGGCATATTGAAAGTTTGTTTTGATGTTGGTAAAGTTGTCCCTAAAGCCCTGGGTGTTGTTGGGTACGCCAGCAATTGGATACGTACCATCAATGTTGTTTGGGTTAATTTGGCTGCTCATGTATAATCCTTGTTATAGATATTTATTCAGACCCATAACTAGCTAAATAATCCAAAGGCCCGTAGAAATGCAGAAAAACACTCGTAGCATATTAGAAGAACTAGAATCGTTGTACGTAGAGCGTGACCGTCGCTTGCTGATCGAAAATCGAGCCGCAAACGTAATCGCCAATGCCATTAGATTGGTAGAACAAATAGAAGCAGAGTACGATGCCGAAGCAGCAGAAAATCTCACAAGAAAATTGTTGAACGCAATACGTACCAAAGACGCCGGCAAATTCTCGCGTTCAGTAAGGAGAACCCATGCAGATTCATGAATTAACATGTCGTCAGGTAAATGAAGGAATCCTAGGCGCAGCAGGTGCAGTAC